GGAGTCTCATCTGCGAACTCAGGTTTCATTGCTTCCTGAATCTTATCAAAGATCTTCTTGCCATACTTGTACAAGAATACTTTACCTTCGTTCTCAGGATTTGAAGGATCTGCAACAATGAATATGTTGCTGTAATAAGATAATCTACGCTTCTGCTTCCTTGCTATTTCTTTGTTAGCATCAGAACCAGAGTTCCACAGTTGTGAGTTGTGCTCAGAGACAGGATCCTTCTGTCCCAATGTGGTTAAAGAATTTTCTATAAACCAACCACCAGGCCCTTGGAATGCGTGAGTGTATACTCTTGCCCAAGGAAGTTCATTACCTTCTGGTTCTGGAAGGAACCG